TTGATGGCGTGACTGCAACTGCCGCAGAACTTAATATTCTTGATGGCGACACGGCAGCAACAGCAACCACAGTTGCGGATGCAGATCGAGTAGTCCTTAATGACGCTGGTACAATGAAACAAGTTGCTATGACAGATCTTAACACTTACTTTGAAAGTGAAATAGATGCTCTGTCAAATCTAGCAACCGTTGGCACAATCACCTCTGGTGTTTGGCAAGGTACAGCTATCGCAGACGCTTACATCAGTTCTGCTGTTACTTGGTCGGCAAAGCAAGGTCAAGCAGATGTGTTGGATGATCTAGCTACATTAGGAGCAAATGCCGCCGATAGTGAGTTTCTAGTTGGGACTGCTGCTGGTGCTCTTGCTTGGGAATCAGGCGCAACAGTACGTACAAGTCTTAATGTAGATGTAGCTGGCACAGATAATTCAACTGATGTTACCATCGCCGCCGGCCTCGATTATATCACCATGGTTGGCCAAGAAATAACCCTCGACACCATTGACATTGGCGACGACACGAATCTTGCTGCTGGCACAGGATTAACATTAACAGGCGACACGCTAAGTGTAGATGCCGCCCAAACTCAAATAACGTCAGTTGGGACACTCACAGGACTCACAGTAAACGGAGCACTTACGGGCACCCCAGAGACAATAACAGGCGCAGGTGGAGAAAATGCTTTATCGACCTCTACTTTGGTTTCTATTTTAGACACATCATCTGGCCAGACGATTCTTTCGCTTGCTGCTGGAATTGCCGGACAAATTAAGATTATCACTATGTCTGCCCATGGCAATAACGCTACTATTGATGATGCAAACGTCAGTAATCAGATCTTGTGGGACTCTGCTGGCGAATCTGTGACACTATGCTACGACGGCTCTAAATGGAATATTGTCGGACATTACGGGGTTACAATAAGTTAACAAGAGAATGAATGAGCTTCCAATTATCAAAACAACAGAGAGTAAAAGAAATATTAAAGTGTGGTAAAGATCCGTCATACTTTCTTAAAACATACGCACGTATCTCGCATCCCCTTCATGGGTTGATACTATTCGATACTTACGACTTCCAAGATGAATTACTTAAAGACTTTAATGATTACCGATTTAATGTAATCTTAAAAGCCCGACAGTTAGGTATCTCAACCATTTCGGCTGGATACATTGTCTGGCTTATGTTATTCCACAGAGATAAAGCAGTTCTTGTAATGGCAACAAAGTTTGCCACAGCCGGAAACCTTGTTAAAAAAGTCAAGAACATAATGAGAAATGTCCCTGACTGGATGAAGATCGCTTCTATTGAAGTAGACAATAGAAATTCATTTGAACTATCTAACGGTTCTTCTATTAAGGCGACATCTACATCTGGAGATGCTGGTCGTTCTGAGGCATTGTCGCTTTTGGTTTTAGATGAGGCTGCCCATATTGAAAACCTTGAGGAGCTTTGGACAGGTCTTTATCCGACACTATCTTGTATTACTGGGGATACGCTTGTTTTAACTTCCAATGGGCCACGACGAATTGAAGATTTTCACATCGACAAACAGATTGGTGATTATTTTGAGATTAACAATTTGGAAGTCTGGGGCAAGAAAGGAGTCGAAAAGGTATCTCACGGCTACGTCTCTCCAGAAAGTGACACCCTAAAAATCACAACCGCTCATGGGCTTCAATTGGAAGTAACCTACAAGCACCCTCTTTACAAACTCGCTTGCTCTGGCGGTGAGATGACACAAGCACATGATCTTAAGATAGATGATGCTCTGAGAGTTGATGTCGGGATGGACGTTTTTGGCACACAGCAAAATGTTGGCCAATATCCGATCACTAAGGATTTTGCCTATATGCTCGGCGGCTTTATTGCCGAGGGCTGGATAACTGGCACCAACGCAAGAGGCAATGGCAATACAATTTGGATTTCCAACACAGACGATGAGTTCAGGAGCGTATTTCTACAAAACAATACAGTAAAGCCCTTCATTCCAGATTTATCTGCCCCACATAAGATACGCTGTTCGTCTGTTGAGCTGGCTGACTTAATGGCTGAGGCTGGAGTGGACAAGAAGTGGAAGTGTGACACAAAGCAGACGCCAGCGGCAATATTTGTGCTCCCCAAAGAAGAGCAGATGAGTTACCTATCTGGGCTATTTGACGGCGATGGATCTGTGACAACACGAGGAATAGTGTTAAGTTCAACAAGCCACAAGCTTCTTAGAGAGACTCAGCAACTTCTGTTGAATATGGGAATTGTTTCGAACATCACCAAGATTAATCGAGAGAAGGTTTTAGAGCGAGAGAGAAAAAGCGGAAGACTATTACCACAGGGTAAAAGGCTTCAATCATTAAGGGAGGCTTGGACATTAACTGTCCCTCGTTCATATTTTGGCAAATTTGCTGATGAAATAGGGTTTAGAATTGGAAGAAAACAGAAAAGGCTTGTAGAAATGTCCGAGCTTTATAAACAAGGCGAGGGTAAGTGTGAGACGGTACCGGTTAAGGAAATTAAAACTACAATAGAAAAACTCATCAGCACTAGCGGCAAGAGTAAGAGGTGGTTCCGAGAACAAGGAATTAGACTTGACAAGTGTTTGGATAAAAACTGGAAAAAGAGGAGCGTTAATTACGAGTGGCTTTTCAGATTGAAAACTGTTTTCGATACGAACGATTTATCCCTTTCAAAAGAACATAGACATTTCTTTTCAGAGATGCTTGATGTAAGGTGCTTTTGGGATGAAATAGTATCAATCGAAAAGTCAACCAATAAGACATATGATTTTACGGTACCAAGTACACACTCCTTTTTGCAAAATGGCATCTTGGGGAGTAATACTGGTGGACGCTGTATTGCTCTCTCTTGTGTGACAAAAGATACCTTTATTTTTACTGACAAAGGCATTAAAGAGGTTTCTGATTTTATCGACGAGAAACAAAGTGGTGGATACGAAATTGAAGAGTATTCTATTCTTGGCAGAAACACTTCGCGCCAAGGCGTCTTGTTTCACAATAATGGCAAAGTAAAGACAAGAAGAATAAAAACTTGCAACACCTATCTTGAAGGCTCAATGAATCACAAGTTATGGGCATACTCAGAAAAGAAAGGATACGACTGGCATCGACTGGATGAGATGTCAGAGGGTGACTATATTTCTGTTCAATATGGAATGGATTTGTGGGGCAACAACGACAACGTGTCAGATTTTGCACCACTAGTCACAAAATCACACAAGAATATCTTCACAACAAAGACAATAACTCCCGACATTGCTTATGTCTTGGGAGTATATCTTGCAGAAGGTTCAGTCTATAAAAATAAAAATAAGAACGGGGATTGCGTTGGCGGTATGACGACATTCACTTGCGGAGATGATCTGACAGATAACTTGGAATCCATAGGTCTAATCGTTTCTAAAACAGATAAGTTTCATCACTGTTGTTCCTCAAAGACATTTGTTGAATTTTTAGAACACCTCGGATTTGATATATCTCGACATGCTCCTCAAAAGATTATCCCATCGCGATTGCTGGAAATGAGCCGAGAAAACATTATTGCGCTCCTACAAGGTATATTTGATGGCGATGGATATTCTCGCTCCGATAGGGGAGAGGTGGGCATAGGCTTATCGTCTTTGAGAATGATCGAACAAATACGAATTATCCTCAACAACCTAGGCATACTCACAGAGTATAAAAAATACGAAACTCCACCAACGAAGTTAGTAAATGTGCCTTCAACACAGCATCGCTTATCATTAAACAAAGAGGAATCTTTAAAATTTTATGATACTGTTGGATTTAGATTCAACAGAAAACAAGAGAATAAAAAGGTTTTATTGGAGAGCAATTTGTGCCGCTCAAATCCAAAGGACATAATTCCAAATTCAGTAGATGTAATGAAGGAGATGTTCAAAATTTACCCAAAAGGAACTTGGAGTTTGTCGAAGTATCATGATCTTAACATAAGTGGTATCGTGAACAATAAAACAAAATATAAGACAAATAATGTTTCTCGCTCGAATGTCATTAAAATGCTAAACATCGTGAGAGATGAACTTCCTGCTGAAACGAGAGAAACACTTGAGCGCAACATATCCCCAAACCTAAAATGGTGCGAGATAAAAGAAATAAAAGAATCGGAAGCAGAAACGTATGACTTTTCTTTACCAGACAATGGAGAGTTTTGGGATCATTCGGTGATCTATAATGGCATTTTGGGCCACCAGACCCCAAATGGTGTCGGTAACTGGTTCCATAAGACTTGCACTGATTCAGAAGCCGGAGTGAACAACTTTCATTTAACAAACTTGCCATGGGACGTTCATCCTGATCGAGATGAAGGATGGTTTGACAAAGAAACAAAAAACATGTCTAAGAGACAAATTGCACAAGAGCTTGAGTGCAGCTTCAATACGTCTGGCGAGACTGTTATAGAGCCAGAAGATTTAGAGTGGATGTTGTCTAACGTGAAGGAACCAAAGTATCGTACTGGGTTCGACCGAAACTTTTGGATCTGGGAAGACTATGATCCAACTTGTAATTATTTAATGTCAGCAGATGTCTCTAGGGGCGATGGCGCTGATTTCTCTACTTTCCACATTATTAAACTTGAAACATTAGAAGTTGTTGGAGAGTATCAAGGTAAGCCTACAATAGATATGTACGCCAATATGCTCAATCAGATTGGCCGAGAGTTCGGCAATGCAATGTTGGTAGTAGAGAATAATAATATTGGCTTTTCTGTTCTAGATAAGCTAGTTGAACTTGATTACCCTAACGTTTATTTTTCTGTAAAATCAACACACCAATATGTTGAACAATATCAGGCAGAAAATATGAACTCAGCGGTACCAGGATTTACTACTTCGATGAAGACTCGTCCTCTTATAATTGCCAAGTTTGAAGAGTTTATCAGAAATAAACTAATTAAGATATATTCTTCTCGGGTGATAAACGAGATGAAAACCTTTATTTGGAGAAATGGTAAGCCACAGGCCATGAAAGGCTATAATGATGATTTAATAATGGCATTAGCTATAGGGTGCTGGGTAAGAGATACTGCTCTACAAGCAAGCGCCAGAGACTTAAATTATCAAAAAGCCTTTGCAGATGCCATAATAACGTCAAACACAACCGTGAATACAAGAATAAGTGGCCAATTGGGCTACAAAAAAGATAACATATTTGATAAAATGTCAGAAGCACAGAAGATGTACGAACAATACAAATGGATTATAAAGTGAGATTTTTAAATGCCCCCATATAGAAAACAAGGAAAGAACCCAGCCAACAGTCAGTCAGAACTCTTTAAAGCTCTGACCAAGCTTTTTTCAGGCCCATTGGTGAGCTATCGCTCTCAGTCTGGCCGCCGACTCCGAAGACAACATTTAGATAAATTTTCTTCAAGATTTAAATCTGCCTCTGGGCAGCAGTTTAAGAAGTCTATTCATAGCCCTTTGAATAATCTTGCTACTGAGGCCATAGCCAACCAGAGGCGCACAGAGCGTTACGTTGACTTTGATCAGATGGAGTATGAGCCTATCATTGCATCTGCTATAGACATCTATGCAGATGAGATGACCACCCATTCAGATTTGCGCTCAATGCTAAACATCAAGTGCCCCAATGAAGAAATAAAAGCTGTATTGACTGTGTTATATGAGCAAGTTTTGAATGTACAATACAATTTATTTGGCTGGTCGAGGACGATGTGTAAGTATGGAGACTTCTTCTTATATCTTGACATTGATGACAAGTATGGAATCAAGTCGGTTATTGCTCTCCCTCCCGTAGAAATTGAGAGACTTGAGGGCAAAGACACTACCAACCCCAACTATGTGCAATATCAATGGAACACAGCGGGAATGACATTTGAGAACTGGCAAGTGTGTCACTTTAGGGTTTTAGGAAATGATAAATATTCCCCCTACGGTACATCAGTACTAGAGCCAGCACGTCGCATCTGGAGACAACTAACGCTCATGGAAGATGCTATGATGGCGTATCGTATTGTTCGTTCATCTGAGCGGAGAGTGTTTAAGATAGACGTTGGAGCTATTCCGCCACAAGACGTAGAACAATACATGCACAAAATAACATCCCAATTGAAAAGGCATACGGTTGTTGACCCATCGAATGGTCGCGTAGATCTTAGATATAACCCTATGTCTATTGAAGAAGATTATTTCATTCCAGTCAGGCAAGGTTCAGCCACTGATATCCAAAATTTGGCCGGTGGTCAAAACACTACACAAATAGATGATATTAAATACTTACGTGATAAATTGTTTGCGGCAATAAAAGTCCCACAATCATATCTTGTGATGGGAGAAGATGCTGCTGAAGACAAGGCGACACTTGCCCAAAAAGATATCAGATTTGCTAGGACTATCCAGAGACTACAAAGAGTTATTATTTCAGAATTGACTAAGATAGGAATCATTCATCTTTATACGCTTGGCTTTAGAGGTGAGGATCTGTTGGCATTCTCATTACACTTAAATAATCCCTCCAAGATAGCCGAACTACAAGAAATAGAGCACTGGAAGGCAAAGTTTGACATTGCTGCATCTGCAACAGAAGGCTTTTTCTCTAGGCGATGGGTCTCGGAACACATTTTTGGAATGTCACATGATGAGTTTACCAGAAACCAAAGAGAGATATATTTTGATCGCAAGCAGGACAGCACACTACAGGCTGTTGCCGAAGCATCTGCTGTGGCTGGTTCCGGTGGTCTCGGTGGAGAAGATTTTGCTGACGACGGGTTTGGCAACGCCGAAGCCCCTTTCGGCCCAGAAGAGTTTGGCCCAGAAGAGATGCCAGCCGGTGAAGCAGATATCTCTACGCCGCCAGAGGAGCCCGAAAGCTCATTACTGGCAATACCACCTGGCTCTAGACCGACCTCTCGAATAGCGCCAGAAAATAAAGAAGGCCACCTTACACCAGGAGCTAAAGGAAAGCGATATTCTTTTAAAAAGACAGACAGGAAGAAATCTGGTGCTCGTAGTAGGTCTCTGTCTAGACAGGCTGGCAAAATGTTACCCTCGGACATCCTACCAGGCGCAAAAGAACTATCTACTATAGGTTCTGGCATTTTCAACGAACAACAATCTAGTTATAACTCAAGGGAACAAGTAGAAGAAGATAGACTATTTGAGGTCAATAACTCTATACGAGAACTGATAAATGATCTAAGAGACAACGACAATAAGTTAAAGGAAACAGAAATTAATGAGAATTAAACACAACAAAAAAAGAAACACTGCTTTCGTCTTTGAAGCGTTGGTGCGAGAAATAACATTGTCGGTCTTAAAGAAGGATACCGAAAGAAGAGAAAAGGTTACTGAGATAATCAGAAAATACTTCAAAAATGGGACTACTCTCAATACTGATCTTAAATGTTATCAAGCGTTAGTTGAATGCCAAAGTCTTGATCGACAAACATCTGAAAAGATATTGCTTGAGGCTAAAAGGCAGAAGACAAACATATCACAAGATAAATTGTTTCTAGAGCAATCTGAATTAATACGTGTTATCAATCGAAGTATTTCTCCTGATTTGTTTAACAATTTTGTTCCAAATTATAAATCACTAGCCACCATAGATCAAATATTTTCTGAAAAGATTTCCCCAAAAGATAGAGTGATATTAGAACACCATATTGTAGATAGCATGACGGACAAAGTTGATGAAGCAGCATCTGAGAATGGAATTGATACGTTGACTTTGAACACTTTCATTAATAAATTTAATGACTCATATGCAACAAAACTACTTGATGAACAAAAAGAGATACTGACGTTGTACATAACATCATTCTCTGATAATTCGTTGGGCTTGAAACACAAACTAAACGAAGAAATCCGAATTATCAGAACATCTTTGAAAGAAAAGGAAGAAATATCTATGTTTCTGGAGGACAGCGAGATGCTAAGAAAACTCAAGAGACTACAAGAAAAATTAGAATCATTTGCCACAAGACATATTGATGAGGAAGTACTATTAACAATCCTACATTCACAGAGTCTAATTAAGGAACTTAAAGATGCCAATAACGATTAAACTAGGAGATGCTGCAGACAAGACAGTTACTCTAGAGATGGATGTCAGAAAGGGACTGAACGGCGACTTGATGATTTTCGACCATAGTGATATCGATATTGTAATCTCCTCGGCTCAGAATAAAATAGTGGCATTCCCAAAAGAAACTATGTCGGATTATGTATATGGTGCTCAAAATAGATTGTTTGCTTTTCTTAGGAAGAGAGGAATAGTGATACCTGAATCTATACAAGGTGGCTCTTTTTGTGGGGCATTGGAGGCCGACTTACTAACTCCAATTAATGTAGAACAAGACGCCGGCAAGGTTGCCTTGGTTAATATCTCGCTTTTCATTGAAGACGAGAGGCCATATTTTGAATCTACTGAGGCTATAACCGCCATGGCCAACGACGATAAAATAGATCCAGAAAGAGAGACTTCCACCGAACTAGGTGAAGTTCCACACTCAACGAGACAAGGCTCTATACGCAGAAAGACTGGCAGAGCCTCGTATTCGCCTCTCGGCAACATACACACATTATAGGAGATAGTTTGGATTTAATTTATTTTATTTTAGTTGCCTATGGTTTAACTCAGATTTTAGTATACGGTAAAATATTCGACAGCCTCAGACCCACAACTGGCAAAATAGCAGAAGCACTAGGTTGCCCCATGTGCATGGGCTTTCACGTTGGCTGGATTTTATTGCTGCTTTCTCCATTTACAGAACTATTTAGTTTTGATATTACTATAACCAATTTCTTTATCTTAGGTTGGCTTTCCTCTGGGACGTCTTATATGATGAATATGATAATTGGCGATGAAGGGATACAGATTTTTACAGGAGACGAGAAAGATGAATAATTTTTGGACAGACAAATGGACGCTTCAGCCAGTACGCAGATGTTGTAAAGGAAGTTGACTGTGAGTAAAGTTTTATTAAGAGAGTACTATTCGCTATGCGAAGGTGGAATATGCAAAGACTTGTTGACCGAAGAAGAAAAAAGATATGTTGCCGAAGGCGGCATGATCCTATCAGGCATTATGCAAAAAGCAGACACACAAAACGGTAATGGTCGAGTCTATCCCTACAAGACACTGCTCCGAGAGGTAGAGAATTATAAGAAGCTAGTTAAAGAAAACAGAGCGTTAGGAGAGTGTGTGGACTCAGAGACGCAAATAATGACAGAAGACGGCTGGAAATATATCCCAGACATCTCAGACAACGAAAAGATATTCACTCTTAATTCTGCCACAAACGAAATGGAATTACAAGAGATTACTCGAAAAGTAGTTTTGCCATTTGATGGTGAGATGCTTCACTTTACCAACGATAGGAGCATCGATATGATGCTGACTCCCACTCATAATGTTTTATATTATACTCGCAATGGAAGTCCTGTCAAGATCCTTGCAGACGCTGTAGCGACAATGCTTGAGAACAATAGTGGCGATATATCTCACTCTTCCCTTAAAAGAGGGAAAGCAAATTGGGTGGGAAACAGTATCTCCACTTATCGACTTGGGCAGAAAGAAATAAACGCAGAGGACTTTATGGCCTTTATGGGCATCTATCTGTCAGAGGGCTGTGTTTCATCAAGTGTAAACAAAGTGCAAATAACTCAAAAGAAAAAAGAAGAGACAGCCGAGATTGAAGAACTGTGTAATCGACTGCCTTTTAAATTTAACAAGACTGTTCGCAGTAACGGCACAACTGATTTCGTCACTAGTGATAATGAACTTGTTTCATTTTTACGACCACTTGGAAAGAGTCACGAGAAATATGTTCCAAAAGAAATCAAGAATCTGAGCCCCAACTTGCTAACCATTTTGCTTGATTGGATGCTCAAGGGTGATGGTCGCAATCGTAAGAACAGAAAGGGCGAAGTCATGAGAGAACTTTATACTACATCGAAACAGATGGCAGATGACTTCTCAGAGATATTTTACAAACTAGGGGCTGCCGCCACAATCAACGAACGGGAACAAAAAGATAGAGTTATCGAGGGTAGAACCGTACTAGCTAAAAACTCAAGACTATTATATATCGTCAGTGAGAGCACTGCTAGAGATGCTTATTTGTCATCTCGCTTTGTCAAAGTGGAAAGAGTGAAACATACAGGCGAAGTCTATTGTGTCTCTGTGCCCAACAAAACTTGGATGATGAAACGAAATGGTAGTGTGTGTTGGACTTCTAACTGTGACCACCCAGAAGACTCCGTGATTAACCTCAAGAATGCATCTCACCTTGTAACTGATATTTGGATGGAAGGCAAAGATGTAATGGGCAAGATGAAAATACTTGATACACCATCTGGCAAAATACTCCAAGAGCTAGTGCGTGGCGGCGTTCAGTTGGGCATCTCATCACGAGGAATGGGCTCAGTTAGTGAATCACAAGGCCAAACGATGGTTGAAGAAGACTTTCAACTGATTTGTTTCGATATGGTCAGCGAACCATCAACTCCAGGTGCATTTATGATGCGAGAGGCAAAAGAATTTAAAAATGAAGTATTTACTAGCGCCGACAGGATAAATAGATTATTGAATGAGGTATTAGATGAATAAACAACAGTTAAAACTTTTGATCAAACCATTGGTCAAAGAGTGTATTACAGAAGTGCTAATCGAAGATGGCCACTTGTCATCAATTGTGTCTGAAGTGGCTAGTGGGCTAGTTGGCCAGCCGCTACTGGAATCACAGAAACACAAACTGCCCCCAGCAACAGTCACAGATGAAAAGATGATGAGAGAACAGGCATCAAAGTCAAGAGAGAAGTTGGGCGAACATAGACGAAAACTTTTAGATTCCATCGGGAACGAAGCATTTAATGGAGTTGATTTGTTCGAAGGCACCCAGCCACTAACCAACCGAGAGGCTGCCACGCCGTCCAATGGAGCAATTGATTTAGGCGATTCAAATGACGCTGGAGTCAACATTGACTCATTAATCGGCGGAGCTACTGCCATTTGGAAAGGAATGAAATGAACAACAAGTATAATATTATAGTGACATCTAGAGAATGCAGAGGCAATGTTGATAAAATGATCAAGAAGTTCTCTAAAAAGATGAAGAAGTCTGGAATCATCGAAGAGGTGAGAAAAAATAAACATCACACTAAGGCATCTGTAGCTAAGAGAGAAAAGAGAGAACGTGCAGAACGCCAGCGTATAAGAGACGAGAGAAAGCAGAAGAAAGCTAGAGAGAGGCGTAATAGAAATAATTAGTGACTATTTACTGTGACTAATATAAATAGGGAGTATTTTGATGGCTAATTTCGGCTGGGCTTATGTAGACTGTACAGACTCTGGTGGCGGCTCTGCAGCAGGCGGCCCCACTGGCTCAATACAATTTCATGCTGCAACTGGTTCACAGACCGGTTCTTCTGATCTAATGTTCTATTCTGGCAGCAATTTGTTAGAGCTGACTGGCACTATGAGAATCGATGGCGATCTATATGCCACAAGTTACACTATCACCAATGTGTCCCAAATAGACTCGGCTGGTTCAACTACATTCGGTAATTCGGATGATGACACGCACATACACACCGGTAGTCTGTTCGTAGGGAACAGCAGTAACACAGTATTGCAAGCTGACTTGACCAATGAGCAAGTTGTAGTTGAAGGATTCCGTGGACAATATGCCAACGTAAATACTGCCACCTACACAGCGTCTAATCAATATTATGTCTATGGCGTCTCTCAGACAGGCCAAGTAGATATGAGACTACACAGTGCTAACACAGCAGCGCCTGGAGCTATCTTGGTGATTAAAGATGAGGTCGCTGCTCGTGGTGGGGATTCAATCATGCTGAATGCAGCAGGTTCAGAAACAATTGACGGCGCAGCAACTTATGAAATCACTGGTACAATGCCAGCGATCTCGTTATATTCAAACGGCTCCAATTGGTTCGTATTTTAAGGGAGACTCTGTATGGCTTATAATGCAATAACAGGATCCCTGATAGCAGCACAGAACTATATTCCAGGCGATCTGATCGTTGGAAACATTGTGTCTGGATCGTTGCGGGGCGATGGCTCACAAATAGAATATGTCCCACGTGTGTCCAATGCTACCGACAATTCTTTATTAACTAATGTCTCTGGCGATGCAAACACTTTAACCTGCGAGAGTAATTTAACTTTTAATGGAACAACAAACAATCTGTATTGTAATGGAACACTCACAGCGAGCATGGGACTGTCGGCCTCAATTATCTATGGCGATGGAAGCGGCTTAACAAACGTTTCTTCTTTAATTGCAGCAGGGCCAACATACTCCCTCCAAGTCCACGATGTCGCCAACGACCTCACTGGCTCATCAACGCTTACATTTCAAGACGATGTTTTAACAATAGGTGGTGGCCTAACGCTCAAGCGCAGATCCATTACCTCAACCATTACAGCATCTGCTACAGATTACTATCTTGGTGTAGATAGCACAGGCGGGGCAATAGAGATTAGGATGCCTCCTGCTGCTACTTTAGACAATGGTCAAACCTTTGTTGTGAAAGATGAAGGTGGCGCAGCTGAAACCAACAATATCACCATTTTAGCCAGCGGATCTCAAACAATCGACGGCTCAAATCAGGTAGTTTTGTTATCGCCTCATGCGGCAGTATCGCTTTATTGTAACGGGAACGATAAATACTACCTGTATTGATTTTTTTAAGCGTTCTCGGCACTATTTATAAACGAGCGGGATATTTTATTCCGCTATCGTTGGGGCATTCGGTAGTTTCTATTGGTTGCCCCAACTGCTATAAAAAAAACTATAATATGGAGGGTTTTATAAATGGCTTATAAATTTCAATTAGGGAGTGCTGAATTAAATGGTACTCTCGTTCGTGACGGTGATCTTACCGTCAAAGATGGTACAAATGACTTCGACATTGCATCACATGATGGCACAAACGGACTTAAACTTGGTGGTATTCTTGTAACTTCAACTGCTGCAGAGCTTAACTATGTTGATGTCACCACCGCTGGTACTGCTCAGGCTTCTAAAGCTGTTGTGTTGGACGCTAGCAGTAACATTGCTTCATTAGGAACAGTTGGCTGTGGTGCAATCACATCTACTGGCAACATCTCTGGCTCTGGAGATATTTCTTTTGGTGGCGATTCCTCACTTAAAGTGGGCCCTTATGCGCTTAGCCAAGCTGATATTGGCTTTTTAGACGGTATCACCGCTGGTACTGCTGCAGCTTCTAAAGCTGTTGTGTTGGACGCTAGCAGCGACGTCACCGGCCTGAGATCTGTCACTGGTTCTGGAAATGCAAAGTTTGATAATTTCCAAGCCCTTTCAGCAGTGTTGACACCAAGTCTTGTTCTTGGCGGAACTGCTGTAACTTCAACTGCTGCAGAGCTTAACTACCTTGGTGGTTTTACTGAAGCCGTTATCGACAAGGGCAGCGACTCTTTGGCTTTCTGGGACTCTAATGTGGGGGCAATACGTCGTGAAAGTGTCTCTGATTTCCTTACAGCTGTCGCAGGTGCTGGTATTTCTGTTTCAGGCGACCAGCTTGTGGCTGACGGCGGAGGCGCTCCAGCCGCAGTAGTCCATGGCGACACCCTTACTGAAGGTTTCAACTACTTAACTGGCGCTCTTGCTGGTAATGCAGAAGTTACACTTCCTGCATCTCCAGCTGCTGGCGATAAAGTACACTTTAAAGCCGCTGGTGGTCTTAGTGATTCAGTTTATGTAGATGTTATGACTTCTGGTTCACACACAATCGATGGCCAAGATTCCGTTCGACTTGAATCACCTCATGGTGCTATTTCGTTCTTCTATGCTGAAACCAACCTTTGGAAGATCTGGTAATCCAGATTTTATCTTGATTGGCTTGATTGCTTAAACTTTAGGTGTCCCCTCCTTGTGAGGGGGCATCTTTTTCTTTGCGCCAACGAAACCAACAATCTTCGCAGACAAAACAAAATAATAATCTATTTATAGAGAAGAGGTAATAATAATGGCTTATAATGTTCTTAAAGGAAATATACAATTCTCTGGCGACGACAACGGCACACTAGAGTGCATGGTCGATAATCACTCCACGCAAGTGATAAACGGACACAAAGAGTTCTCTAATGCAGTATCAGCCAGCGTATTCTGGGATACAACAAATAATAAACAAGTAGCCCCACCAGCAATCACATCTATCACGAGTGACGGCAACAATAGAGTATTGACATCGGACGGCGATGGGACTGCAACTGCTGAATCTTCAATGACTTACGATGGCACAACTCTGACTGCAACAAATGTAAGCGTATCATACCTTACGGGAGCAGCAGGAGGATTGACCAATATACCAGTTGACCAGTTTGTGTCAACTATTCCAGCATCGTCTATCGAATACGACCTCGGACTAACATTATCAGGTAATGCTCTAGTTGTTGAGGTGGATAACGGAATTTCAGTTGGCGAAGACGGCTTGACAATCAACTTGGCATCAAACGAAGGCTTGACACTTTCGGGAAGTTATTTAACACTAGACCCAACAAACATCACTGATGTAACAAGTGGCGGACAAAACCTTGCTGACAGTGATGTGTTAATCGTAGAGGATGTATCTCATGGCCTAAGAAAGACAACACTCACGAACTTTTATTCGAACTACATCTCATCTAAGATTTCCAGCCCAGCTATTACGACATATACCAACTCCACCAACAATAGGCTATTAACTTCTGTAGATGGAACCAGCGTAAATGGTGAAGCCAATCTTACATTTGACGGTGCACTGCTGACTGTCACAGGAGAGACAGCGACCACAGTTTTGACAGCAACAAGTTTAATATCAGGCTCAGCTGCAGTTTCTGGATCTTCGTTGTGGGCAGATGGACTGCCCGTCGGCCCAGCAGTAGGACTAACGGGAGAAATTCAACTTAAAGGTAGCAATGGTCTGTTGTGGGCAGAAGGTGACTTTAGTTATGATATCGGCACTTCCATTTTATCTGTACCAACCATCAAGACCACCACTTCTCTCAATATGTCAGGTTCAGTTGTAAACAGAATTCGAACAGTTACTTCAAATCATACAGTTGCTGACACAGATTATACCATACTTGCAGATACTAATTCTGGCAATGTAACTATTTCACTCCCGCCTGCGATTGGGATTCATCTTGGTCGGACAATACAGATAAAGAAAATACACTCCAACAATACGCTGTATATAGCCCCATCTGGTTTAGATAATTTAGATGGCGTAAACGTGACAGAAAGCATTAGTAATGACAATGCCCTACGAGCTATCCAATCCGATGGCATCAACTGGTGGTACACAGCTAGATACAATTAACAATAATAGTCGTTTTGTAAGCAAACACACTATTTATCTGTGAAATACTATTTTTAGGAGTTACCTTAGATGTCCAAATTATTAAAAGAGGCTATCGTAGATGCCGAAGCTTTAAGAGAGGCAGCCTTGATGCATGCAGAAAGAGAAGTCGTTAACAAATATTCGAACGAAGTCCGTGAATCTCTAGAAACAATGTTGGAACAAGATGATATGTCTCTGCCATTGGATGACATCACCGATTTGTCTGAAGAGACCATTGATGAAGAAGTGGCAGAAATACCACTGGCAGCAACAGACAATTTCTCAGAAATGGATGGCCAAAACTTGTCTAACTTTCCATCTGACGGCGACACGACCGAAATTACGCTTGATCTTGGCTCTCTTAGAGAATCAGTTGAAGCCCTAACTTCAGAGATGGCAGAAGTTGCGGAAGAAATAGAGATCTCTGAAGATGACATAGTAGAAGCAATGTCAACAGAAGAAGAGTTAGAAGAAAATGAAGAAACAAATGAATCAATTGACGAAACTATTGAGATCGAAGAAGATGTCAATGAAGAACTTGTTGATTCTATCGCCGAAAGGCTTTCTGTGGAAATGGGTGCAGACTTAAGTGGCTGGGTTGGACGCAGAGAAGAAGAAATTCGCTACGAAATGGAGAAAGAGATGGCTCACCGCCGAGACTCCGAAGTAGAAAAAGAAATGAAAGACTTGAAGAAGGCACAAGAAGAGTTAGTTTTCGAAAATAAACAACTCAATGACGCCAATCAAAAGTACAAGACGGCACTTTCAGAAGCGCAAGAAACTTTACAAACAGTAAATATTTCAAACGCCCGCCTATTGTACACCAACCGTATTTTGAGAAATTCCTCCTTAAATGAGCGACAAAAAAATAGAATTGTCGAAACAATTTCAAAAGCGGACTCAGTGGCAGAAGCCAAAACGATCTATGAAACACTTAAAAACGCAGTGCCGGATACACAAATACGTAAACCGAAATCACTGAGTGAAGCAATCAGTCGTCCAACTTCAGTCATTCGTGCTACTCGTCATGAGTCAGCACGACCAACAGATACATTCTCTGATAGAATGCGTATGTTGGCCGGCATAAAATAGAAATTAACAATAAAGGAGTATTAAAATGTCAGGAATAATTGAAAGGTTGACCGAAGGTATGGTCAACAGAGATATGCGTGTCGAAGGTCACGCTTTATTAAACAAATGGGAAAAAACAGGTCTATTAGAGGGCATTACGAGTGATCGTAAACGTCAATCTATGGCTCGTCTCCTAGAAAACCAAGCTAAAGAGCTTCTCCGTGAGAGTTCCTCAATGGCTGGTGGTGATGTAGAAGGCTTTGCTGCCGTCGCATTCCCAATCGTTCGTCGTGTATTCGCCGGACTTATCGCTAATGATCTTGTTAGTGTTCAACCAATGAGTCTACCAAGTGGACTTATCTTCTTCCTCGACTTCACAGTTAGTCAAGAAGCAGGTGGTTATACGAGCGCTGAGAGTCGTTTAGGCTATCAACAAACAAGCTCAATCTATGGTGGTGATAAAGTAGGTTCTGGTATGGTGAGTGGAATTGATCTTTCAAGGAACGTAGGTACCCAGAACGGTGGCCCATATTACTTGAACAATGGTTATACTTCAGCAACTGGTTCTTCTACTGCTGACGGTATCACATTGACGCCATTGGTGATCAACTATGGTACTTTTGGCGATGATGCTGGCATAACCGCTGAAGTGCGCTTTGACGCAGACATGGTTAGCGGTTCTACTGAGGTTGCTCGTGTATCTGTATTAGTATCAGGCTTGGATCAAGTTGATACAAATGGTCCACAATCTTTTAGTGTCTCTAGTTCTAGCGGACTTGGAGTAGTAGAAAAAAGCGATGGTACTGTTGCTGCTCGTCTAGTTCGCCGCCAAACTCGTTATAGTGGCTCTGCTACTACTCGTCTTGAGACTGTTTGGATTGGAACTGGTGTCGATGGTGCATACTCAGGTACTGCTGAAGCTATGAGCATCCAAATCGCCGCTGCTCTTACTTCATCAGCAAACACAGTGTCTTGGGCTCAAACAGATGATTTAACTGCTGCAAGTGCTGTAGGTGCAATCGTAGGTCAGGCTGAATGGGGACTTGAAGGCGAAGCCAACATCCCAGAGATCGACATCAAGGTTGACTCAATCGCTATCACAGCGAAGACCAAGAAGTTGAAAGCGAAATGGACACCGGAACTCGGTCAAGACCTCAATGCTTACCACAACTTGGACGCAGAGGTTGAACTTACTTCAATCCTTTCAGAGCAGATTGCTCTTGAGATTGACCGTGAGATTCTAGCTGACCTTGTGAACGGTGCAACTGCAGGCACTTACTATTGGGCACGTAGTCCTGGTCTCTTTGTGAACCGTACTACAGGTGCAGAAGTAGGCGCTTCTACAAAAGCTCCAGACTTCACAGGTACTGTATCTGAATGGTATGAGACTCTAGTCGAAACCATCAATGATGTATCTGCACAAATCCATCGCAAGACTCTCCGAGGCGGAGCTAACTTCATCGTGGTATCACCTGAAGTGGCAAATATCCTTGAGTTTACTGCTGGATTCCGTGGTTCAGTCACACATGATGACGAGAAGGGCTCAGTAGGAGCAGTCAAAGTTGGAAGCATTTCTAAGAAGTTCGACGTTATCGTTGATCCTTACTTCTTACGCAATGTTGTTCTGATTGGTCGCAGAGGTTCTAGTTTCCTAGAATCAGGATATGTATACTCACCATACGTACCTCTCCAGACAACACCGACAATCTTCGGACCAGAGGATTTCGTACCTCGTAAGGGCGTCATGACAAGATATGCCAAGAAAATGGTACGTCCAGATATGTATGGCCTAGTTGTTATTCGAGGAATGATGGGCGAAAGCGGCTCCTAATACCATTTAGAGAGCATTTAAAGAGTCCCACTTTCTTCGGAAGGTGGGGCTTTTTTATTTGGCCTAGTAGTCGAACAACACAGCGAGACCCCCAAAATTATCACACAAGCGAAAGTGTTATTACACCCTTTATTCACTTTACAAACTACTTATTGTGTGTTATAATAGGTTTATGATGAAAAGACAATTTATTCAAAGGCTCTTTTCACGAAGGCTGCCACCACCACTATAAGGAGAACAAGTGACAACTATCTGCGCTATTTGTAATGAAACGCTCAAATCTACACGAGCACTTGCGACACACCTCCAACACCGTCACAAAATAAAATCAAAAGACTACACCATTAAATACATCCATAACAGCACACAGCCAATGTGTGTAGAGTGCGGTAGCGAAACCAGATACGTGTCGTTCATGTTCAAGAAGTACTGTAAGTCACATGCGAATCTGGCAGCAGCAGAAGCTGGCAGAATAGGTGGAAAGATTAAAACAACTTGGAACAAAGGTCACACAAAGGAGACACTAACAAAACTTAGAGAGTGTTCAAGGAAATATACTGGTACCGGAAATCCGTTCCACGGCAAAACACACACCTCCACAGCAATAGACAAAATGACAGCAAACAGTCGCATCGATAAAGAGACTTTATTGACGAGACTCAAAGAAAGAGAGAATGATTGGCACTTTGATTATACCAACATCGACTACGAATCACGACAAAAGCAATATATCTCTTGTAAATGCCGCAAGTGCAACTCCATTTGTGAGAGAACCCTTCAAACTTTAGAGCGAGGCAGCCTCTGTCACGAATGTTATCCGATCAATAAATACTCAAAACCAGAACGAGATTTAAGAAAGATCATCGCTGAAACAGGAATTGAAAACTTTCAGTCCAACACTCGCTCCATCATCACTCCACAAGAGCTCGACATACATTTACCAGAACACAAATTCGCTATTGAGTACAACGGCTTATATTGGCACTCAGAAGAACGTAAAGGCAAGACATATCATTTTGATAAAACAAACAGCTGCAGAGAACAAGACATTCAACTCTTTCACATCTTCTCAGACGAGTGGCGAGAAAAGCAAGAGATAATAGAGTCGATGATTCGCCAGCGAATAGGTAAGTCAAATGAGAGAATCTTTGCCCGCAAATGTGTTGCAAGAATCGTGCCAAGAACAGACTCAAAAACCTTCTTCAACAAAACTCACATATCGGGCAACACACCCAGCAAGATCACATTTGGCCTATATCACCATGACACTCTCGTGATGGCACTCTCTCTGCGAACATCTTTCCATCGCAAATACCGAGAAGCAAAGATGATTGAAATTGCTCGCCTTTCATCGGAACTCGACACAATTGTCGTCGGCGGACTTTCAAAACTTCTAAAGCAAGCCAAAAAGTGGGCGAGACAAGAAAAATACAATGGCATTCTAACCTATGCCGACAGAAGATTCGGCGAGGGTAAAGGATATTTAAAAACAGGCTTCACTCTTATAGGCGAAACCAAAGCAGACTATTGGTATACAGACGGCAGAACTAGATTCAACAGATTTACATATCGTGCTCAACCAAACAAGCCAGAGAAAGAAGTAGCAAAGGAAGCAGGGGTGTTTAAGATATACGGTTGCGGTTCTAACATTTATGAGATGCTTTTGTCATAGACAAAACTATTTAATGTGAAAGAGAGCATAAGGAACCATCATAATGCCAACAAGCTTGTCCCCATCATCAACTACAAACTCAATAATATTACCAGCTACAGGAACCGTAGGAGATGTTGCAGCCGCTGTTCCATTTGGGATCTATTCAGGCTCTCAAGACTTTCTAAATGGCGCTGCCCTTCAAGTAGATTATGTTTACAAAAAACTTGGCGGCGACGTTGTAGACATAGAGATGACTCCATCTAATGTCTATGCTGCATACGAAGAGGCAGTATTAGAATATTCTTATATAATCAATTTACACCAAAGCAAGAATATGCTGGGCAGCACCCTTGGCAATGCGACTGGAACGTTTGATCACCTTGGAAACTTTTCTGATGGTGACAGCTTAAGTGGCTCAAATGTAAATTTAAAGTACCCTAGATTTAATTACGCACAGGCTCGGAAGGTCGGTGATGGACTGGCCACCATTGGCGGCTACGGTGGCACAGAAAGAATATATTCTGCCTCCTTTGGAGTGGTTGTAAATCAACAAGATTATGACCTACAGAGTATTATCATTAGTGCATCAGATTCTGGTGTTGATGTCAAGGGTAATGCCGTCCCGTTCTCCGGTGCTGTTGGAAATAAACGTGTAGTAGTCACTAAGGTTCATTACAAATCTCCTCGTGCTATGTGGCGATTCTACGGCTACTATGGTGGTGTTGGCGTGGTAGGCAACATGGGAACATATGGCCAATTTGCCGACGACTCTACTTTTGAGGTTGTTCCGACATGGCAAAATAAATTACAAGCTGTCATGTACGAAGATTCCATATACACGAGAACATCACATTATGCCTACGAGATTAAAGATAATTTTTTAAGACTATATCCCAATCCTAGCTTTTGGGGCTTCACCGAACAAGATCGTATGTGGGTAGAATTCTATATTGACGGAGCAAATGCTTGGGACTCCAATGATAGATACGAGGATGGCGTCAATGGAGTGAACAATCTAAACACTATTCCGTTTGATAATATTCCGTTTGGAAATATTAACGCTATTGGTAAACAATGGATTAGAAAGTACGCCCTAGCCTTGTGCAAAGAGATGCTGGGTCAGATTCGCGGCAAGTTTACGACAATACCTATTCCTGGCGAAAGCGTAACACTAAATCACTCAGAGCTTTTGTTACAAGCAAAAGAAGAGCAACAACAACTGCGAGACAAGTTGATGGAAATATTAGATTCTGTCACATATAAAGAATTGGCAAAAACAGACTCAGAGATCGCCGAAACGGCAGCAGATCTATTCAAGCACTCCCCTTTGCCAATCTTTGTAGGATAAGAAGATGTCTGATAACGAATGGAAAAGACCAACTGCAGCTCCCCCTCCTTTATTCCTAGGCAAGAAGGAGCGAGACCTTGTAAAACAAGTTAACGACGAGTTAATTGAAAAGGTCATAGGCCAACAGATATTGTATTACTCTATTGATATTGAGACAACAAAGTTTCATGATCTATATGGTGAAGCAATAGAGAAAACATTCTTGTCACCTGTCAGAGTTTTTGCCTTGGTAGAGTTTACTGGTCACACTACTAATTATTTAGAGGGCGCCGGATTAGACAAAGAAACAGAAATAAATGTTCACTTTCATAAGCGAAGACTTGAGGATGATCAAAACTTATTTGTAAGAGAAGGCGACTTTGTATTATACGGGGATTATTTTTACGAGATTGTAAAACTAGCTGAACAGAAGAAATTGTTTGGTCAAGTGGAGCACGGTTTTGAAATATCTGCCCGCTGCCGTAAAGCCAGAAAGGGATTGTTTGATGCTACCTGATAATTTTGATTTTGCCATGTTGCCAGCCGGAATTGATCTGAGGCTTTCTGAGATAGGTATGTTAGCCTCCGATATAGAGAATATTGATAGAGCTATACAGAAGTGGTTAAGTGAAGACCTAGACTTAAGTACGGTATCAAATGATGGCTTCAAAAAAGTCCCTGTTATTTGGCAAGCTCCAGAGAGAGCATTTCAAATTAAACACAATAAAGATTTGCGTGATGATGCTGGTAATTTAAAGCTGCCACTGGTCAGCATCGAGAGAACAGGAATAACAAAAGATCCTGCAAGAAAAGGCGGGTTCCAAGCCCAAACGTTTTCTGCCAAAAAGAACGGACGAACCGGTCGTATGGTCATAGCTCGCAAAATAGTCGACGACAAGACTCGAAATTTCGCTACCGTAGCCGGACCACGCACAAGCATATCAGGATCGATTCAGCGGTGGTCACCACGTGTCAATCGAAAGGTTGTCATCAAAACATTGTCTATTCCTATACCGATATACATCAATGTAGAATATAAGATATCAATCAAATCAGACTATCAACAGCAAATGAATGATCTTATAGCTCCTTTCCTCGGCAGGACTGGTCAAATTAATGGATTTGTTATGCGTCAAAGCGGCCATCTATATGAAGGCTTCATAGAACAGGGAATCTCTCACAATAACAACTCAGCCAATCTTGGAGAAGACGCCAGAGAATTCACATCAGAAGTTAAAATTAGAGTTTTAGGATACTTGGTAGGCGAGGGTTTGAATGATGATCGCCCTATAGTCAAAGTTGAGGAGAATATAGTGGAAATCTCATATCCACAAGAGGGAATAATACTGCCAGACTCCGATGGCTTTTACAACTTCACATCCTGAACTCACAACTATACTTTCTTTCAAGCTTCAAAGCCGTTTGAAAATGAAAATACTATTTAAGGTATGATTGTAAGCACAACTCAACTTATTTTGAAAAGAGGAACATAATATGGCTATAAAGAATTTTAAATTCGTATCTCCTGGAGTATTCATTAATGAAATTGATAACTCAAGGATACCAAAGACTCCGACCGCGATTGGTCCAGTAATTGTAGGACGCTCACGTAAAGGTTTAGCTATGCAACCAGCAGTAGTCAGTTCATATGATGAATATACTCAACTGTTTGGCGAAACTGTGCCTGGTAGTGGTGGCGGTGATATTTATCGCGATGGTAACTACCAATCTCCCATGTATGGTACGTATGCAGCGAAGGCATTCTTAAGCACCGCACCAGCACCAGTGACTTTTATTCGGCTATTGGGCCAAGAAACAACAGCAGGAGCAACCGCAGGAGGAGATGCCGCCGCAGGTTGGTCAACTACTAACCTTAATGGTGCCCTAGCAGTAGATGATATCTCAGTAGGTGGCGCCTATGGGCTATGGATCTTCCCTTCAGGAAGTGGAACTAGTATGGACGAATCACCAGCACAAGCGTTCCCAGGCAGAGATTTAAACTCAGAGGCTAGTCCATCAGCTGGAGTTTTGGCAGCAGTGTGGTATATGGACTCTGGCTCAATCGAGCTATCTGGATTCAAACGCGGCACTTATGCTGCAGCACATTCCGCCAGTCGTGGAACTTGTGTGTGTATCGGTTCAGATACCAGTGGAGTATTCACAACTATCCATACGGACTCAGATGGTGTAGAGCATACTGTCAAATTTAGTCTTGATGATGACTCTGACACTTTTATCCGTAATCGTTTCAACACTAATCCCCAGTTACTAAATGCTTCAGGAACATTTTATCCAAATTCGAAGCCTATTTGGCTTGGAGAGACTTTCGAAGAGAACGTTCGTAACTATCTTGATAGTTCTGGAGCGTCTCTTGTTGGGCAAGAAATACAAGGTGCCATCTTTGGTATCCAATTGAGTGGCTCAACAACATCGCCAGCATCTGTAAAGCAAGCTTCTCGTGAAGCAGTTGCAGGTTGGTTTATTGGTCAAGATTTGTCTGGCAACGAAGCAACATACGTGCCACAGAAGATGCCAAAACTATTCCGATTGAAAGGTCGAGGACATGGTGAGTGGTTGCACAAGAACGTCAAAGTTTCTATCGAGAGAATTAAAATTTCTTCATCTCGTTCAAACCCATACGGCACGTTCTCTGTTGTGTTGCGACAGTTAGGTGACAATGATAGAAAGACTATTGTCTTGGAGCGATTTGACCAATGTACTTTAGACCCATCATCTCCGAATTACATTGCAAGAGTAATCGGCGACACTTATCTTAAGTGGAACTCAACACAGCGAAGACTGGAAGAGTTCGGCACATACAATAATGAATCAAATTATATCTATGTTGAGATGAACTCAGACGTGGACGCAGGAGCCTCCGATGCACTGTTATTGCCATTTGGATATTTTGGCCCACCAGTGCAGTCATCGATAACAGCCGACGATAACACCGACACAGATATAAACAGCAAATTCGTATCTACTTCGGACAGAATGCCAGCAGGACAAGTTGCAGGTCGCGACGGAGCATTCTTACTGGGTGCCGGCGGTGCAAAACTGTCAGCCACTTTGCATTGGCCAGTAGACAGATTGCGCCTATCAGCCTCAGACGGCGGCGGCTCAGATCCAACAGATGCTTACTTTGGTTTGCAGGTTGGGAGAACATCCACTTCAGTGGTTGCTGGGAAGAGCGTTTCAGATTGGCACAGGTTGCAATATTCAAGTTTCCCCGATGATCCAACATCTACTGGTGAATTAAACCCTTCAGCCATTAGTGGCTTTGACGCTTGGTCGTATGTATTTTCTTTAGATGACATAGTGACAGACGCTTCAAGCAATTACTTTTATCAATCAGGATCTCGCGCTGGCACAGACTATACAGCTTACAGCTATGAGACTCTATTATCAGCCGGATATGACAGATTTACTGCACCCTTCTGGGGCGGATTCGATGGTTTCAATATCAAAAACCCAGATCCTCTCTACAACAAGGCAATGTCGTCCACCTCCACAGAAGACAATAGTTCCGTGTATCACACATACCATAGAGCAATTGACACTGTAGCAGACCCAGAGAGTTTAAATATGAACTTGTTGGCTGTTCCAGGTTTAACGAACAACGCCCTAACAGAGCACATGATCTCAACGTGCGAAAGTCGTGGAGATGCGCTGGCAGTGGTAGACCTCCCAGACGTCTATATTCCTTCACACGAGTCTTACTATAACAGCTTAGACCAGAGAGTGGGCACATCGCCATCAGCAGCCGCCACGGCGCTGAGAAATAGAAGATTGGACTCTAGCTATGGCTGTACTTTTTACCCTTGGGTACAGACGCAGGACGCCTCCACAGGAGCATCTTTGTGGATACCCCCATCGGTAGCAATGATGGGAGTAATGGCGAGTACTGAATCTTCAAATGAAGTTTGGTTTGCACCAGCAGGTTTCAATCGCGGTGGTCTCTCAGACGGGGCAGCAGGAATACCTGTCACAAATGTATCCGAAAGGCTGACATCTGACAACCGTGATACCCTATATGAAGCTAGAATTAACCCTATTGCTTCCTTCCCTTCAACGGGACTAGTGGTATTTGGACAGAAGACACTCCAAGAGCGTCAATCAGCACTAGATAGAATTAACGTGCGCAGGATGGTAATCTTCCTCAAGAAGCAGATTTCAATCTTGTCAAATCAAGTCCTGTTCGAACAAAATACTCAAGCCACTTGGAACAGCTTTAAAGCGCTCATCGAGCCACTTTTATCAAACACCTTGACTGGCTACGGAATCACCGATTATAAACTAATCTTGGACGAAACAACAACAACGCCAGATTTGATTGATCAGAATATCTTGTATGCTAAGATTATGGTCAAACCGGCAAGAGCAATTGAGTTTATTGCGATTGACTTCTCAATAACCTCAACAGGGGCGTCTTTTGACGACTAAAACCACTGAGGTGTTTTTTACCTCATTACTACTTAATATTAGAATAAAGGAAACTTACAACAATGGCTGATTTTTGGAGCAGTGATCACATCACGGGTAACATCAAAGACCCTAAAAGAAAATTTAGATTTGCAATTTACATGACAGGCTTAGGAGCAACCGGCGCAGCTGATACAACTCAAGTTTGGTTTGCTAAGACTGCTACGAAACCTTCGTTTCAAGTAAACGCAGCAGAGCACAAATATTTGAATCATACATTCTATTACCCTGGTGCTATCACTTGGCAAGATGTATCAATAACTTTGGTAGATCCACAATCTCCAGATGTAGCGGGAGCAATGGGCGAACTGATGAAAAACACCAAATATGCAGTACCTGCATCAGCGGCAGACTTATCTACGATGACAAAATCATCTGCGTCTAGAGCACTAGGTATGATCACCATTGAACAACTAGATGGCGACGGTAAGCCAGTAGAACAATGGACTCTCAACAACGCATTTATCACAGAGATGAAATTTGGTGACTTGGCATACGGAGATGACGAATTGACAGAATTGTCCCTAACTCTCAAGTATGATTGGGCAACTTTAGAAGACGCCAGCAGTGCAAAATGGTTTGAGAAGACCACGAGTAAGAAAAAAGAAACTAAAGCCGGATCAGCTTAAAATATTTAAACAACAACGAGGTGTAAATTGAATAGAAATAATGATCGACTGGGGACACAAAACCCAGCATCCGATACTCCCCCCCAACAAGCAGCTGGAGGTTCAGGAGGATTTTCTTTCGTAGTACCCACAGAATTCGTAGACTTGCCTTCAAATGGTAATCATTACCCAGAAGGTCATGCTCTATATGGACAGGGCACTATTGAGATTAAACAAATGACGGCAAAAGAAGAAGACATTTTAACTTCTCGCTCTTTGCTGCGAAAAGGGGTAGCACTTGATAGAGTTATTCAAAGTATTATTGTAAATAAGACAATAGATGCCTCTACTTTACTGATCGGCGACAGAAATGCGATTGTCATTGCTGCTAGAATCTCAGGTTATGGCCAAGATTATAGCACGACAGTTAATTGTCCATCTTGTGGAGAATCACAGTCGCACACTTTTGATTTAAGTGAGATTGAGCCATATCAAGGATCAGAGGAAATAGACAAACTGGGTGCGACCGACAACAACAACGGCACGTTTGACGTCGTTCTACCTAAGACAGAATTAAATATTACACTGCGACTCCTAACTGGCAAAGATGAGAACGCTTTAGCGGCAGCCTTTCGAGGGAACAAAAAGAAGAAAGACATAGAACATAATGTGACGACTCAGTTGTCAAACATTATAGTGGCCGTAAACGGAGATAGTTCGAAAGAGGCTCTAAAATATGTATCTGAAAATCTGCCTTCTTTGGACTCTCGATATTTGCGCATGGCTTATCGAGTGTTGGCCCCGAACGTAGATCTATCTTGTGACTTTGAGTGCGCCTCTTGCGATTATGAGCAAGGAATGGAGGTGCCGCTTAATGCAGACTTTTTTTGGCCTGAGCAATAAATATATGGAAGAAATCTATGAACAGTTTTTCTTCCTAAAATATTCGGGAGGCTGGAGTTTCTCAGAGGCATATAACCTCCCTGTAGGGCTCAGAACATGGTTTGTTAAGCGACTTGTGAAGCAACTTAATGATGAAGCAGAAGCAACAAAGCAGGCTTACTCTGGAAACAATAGGGGCTCACAAACCCTAACGAAGCAAAATCAACCTTCTCGGCCTAGCGATTAGGGCCAAGAACTTTTAAGAAGAGCAAAGCGTTATGCTTTGCTTTTTCGTTTGTAAAACTATTTATTTTTGAACTACGGGGAAAGTAAATACGTGCCACCAGAAGATAACAACGAAAACGATAACTTGGAAGTCTTGAAGAAAATATTAAAAGCAAAAGAATCTATTAACGAGCTGTCTGAAAAGACTGCACAACAGTTTGCCAATATGACTAAAAGCTTCTCAACGTTAATGAGCTATCAAGAGAAGATGGAGAAGATAAAAGAACAAGAACTTCTTACTCAAAGGAAGCTTCTTGATGGCCATGTACTCCAGCTATCAGAAATGAAAGCGCAGGGCTCTATGGACGAAGCCGCCCTACAAGCTTTAGAGGACCAGATCAAGAAACAAGAAGAGTCGATTGCCCTAGAAGAACACAAAGTGCGTGTTATGAGAGAGTCTGCTGCTGCCGGAAAAGAACTGGGGACAGCGATGACTAGTGCACTACAATCACAGTATAAAACAGGTTCAACTGTTATCCCTCTTGTGAAGAAAATAGTACTGGGCTTTCGCGACTGGAAATCTTTGGTAACAAGCCTCGCCATGTCTGCTCCTACCATGATGGCAAATTTGGTAACAGGAATGGTTGGATTTGCGACTGCTTTGGTTGATGCTGAAGCTGCTTTTCGTCGCACCACTGGAGCCTCAAACGCATTTGCCTCTAGTATAAGAGATTCCGCCGCTGAGATGCTGAAATACACTGTATCGCTAGAGGATGTTTCGAAATCTATGACCTCACTACACTCAGGGTTCACAGATTTTACTATGCTGGCAAAAGAACAGCGTGATTCCCTTGTGATACTGGGATCCACTTTGGAAAAACTTGGAGTTTCTAACGAAGATTTCACTAAAGGTATTCAACTGTCAAATAAGGCACTTGGGCAAACGACAAAACAGGCCAGAACAACTCAGAGAGAAATGGTCACTTTCGCGAAAGCGTTGGGAGTAGCCCCCAAGAAAATGGCAGGCGATTTTGCAAAATCAGGCGATATGTTGGCTAAAATGGGCTCACGTGGAGTCAAATCGTTTAAAGATTTGGCGCATGCGGCCAAGATAACTGGTTTTGAGATAGATAAAATTACTCAAATGACAAACAAATTTGATACATTTGAAGGTGCTGCTACCCAAGCAGGAAAATTAAATGCTGCCCTTGGCGGAAACTTCGTCAATGCAATGGATCTGATGATGTCCACTGATCCAGCAGAAAGATTCGGAATGATACGAGATTCGATACTGGACGCTGGGCTAAGTTTTGATGACATGAGCTATTATCAAAAGAATTATTATAAAGAGGCTCTTGGGCTTTCAGATGTTGGCGAGCTTGCGATGATGTTATCGGGTGATATGGATTCTCTTAGTGGTGCAACCAACCAAACCGCAGAAGAATTGATAGCTCTGCAAAAAGAAGCAGAAAAGAATGCCAGCATCTCTGAACGCTGGAATGCAGTTGTCAATAGGGCTATCGTTTTTGGCTTAAAATTTGTGCCAATCGTAGAAATGATAGCAGACAACCTTAAGTTGTTGGCGATTGGTATGGCTGTCGCCGCCACCGCCACCACTGTATTGGGCGTCAAGATCTGGTTTGCTACCAAGGCAAAGCGAGAATACATAAAAGAAACCATAAAATCAGCTGCCGCTATTATTCAGCGCACATCAGCACAGGCAGCTGACACAGCAACCACTGGTATATCCACAGCAGCAACAAGAACATCCACTGCCAGAACCAAAGCAAACACAGGGGCAATAAGAACATCCACTGCAGCGAAACAAAAAGCAACAAAGGTTTCTAAAGGCTGGAACCTTTCGTTACTGTCCACGGCACTTGCGGCTGTCGCCATAGGTGGAGCCATATATTTCGCAGCAACAGGTGTAGGTAACCTCGTCTCGGCATTTAGTGGACTAGGTGAAGCAGCTTGGCCAGCAGTGGCCGGAATTGTAGCCTTTTCGGTTAGTGTTGGGGCTTTGTTCGGACTATTGATGATGGCCGGCGCTGGTCCTCAAGCTATCGTAATAGGTCTTGCAGTTGGTTTACTGTTGGGAGTTGGTGCTGCGGCCTGGATGATGGGAGAAGGCGTAGAATCGGCAACAATAGGTCTTGCTGCGATGTTTGACTCGCTAAGTACACTAGGAGGCTTTTCCAAATTAGGTAAAGTAGCAGCAGAAATAGGAAAGATAGCCGCCGCCGTAAACTCGATAGAGACCAACAAAGCAATCAGCATATCAACTGTTATGAAGACCACAGCTGCTATTGGCAATGCCAAGCAGGCGGGCTCATCGAATTCTTCCATAAGTGCTTCGCCCAAGCAGGCGGGCTCATCGAATTCTTCCATAAGTGCTTCGCCCAAGTGGAATGTCAGATTAGTATTAGACGCAACCCAGACAAAACAACTAATTAAAGACGGCGCGACTCAAGTTATGGCAGAGGCCATAGGAGCACAATAATAATGGCAGATTTTTACAATGTTTTTAACTCACAGAGGTTTTCAGAAGAAGACGGACCACTTAGTGTATCTGGTGAAGACAACTTGGCTAATGCTGGCCTTGTCATCTCTTTCGAACATGTCCCGACTGGTAAAAAAGTCTTTTTCAAGGCTTTTATAGTCGCCTATACTGATACTTTCGCTTCTAATTGGAACAGCGAGGTCGTATATGGTCGAGCAGATCCTATACAGATGTTCAAGAACACTGCCCGCTCGATCACGTTGGCCTTTAAGGCTCCTGCCACAACACAAAGTGAAGCATACGAGAACCTCGGCAAAACCCAGCTTTTAACACAGTTCTTGTATCCCACTTATAAGAACACTGGCCTATCTCAAACAATAACACAATCCCCATTAGTGAGGATCAAGGTTATGAATCTTTTGAGCGATACTTCTGGGATGTCACCCGCAACTGCAGCAAGCATAAAACAATACTTTAAAGACTATAATCATGGCTCCAGCGGAAGAGGTCTCTTGGGAGCAATACAGAACCTTACAGTAAACCATAATATTGATAATGATTCGGGAGTGATAGAGAAGAAAAAGAAAAAGAAGAATAAAGATGGAGCCTTTGAGGCATTGTTGCCTAAATTAATTGAAGTTAATCTCACTTTTACTCCAATCCATGAACATCCTCTTGGTTGGAGCCAGGAAGGTCGTTTTGGACAAAGCGGCCAAGCAAACTCATCAGGAGAATTGTTTCCATATGGTGTCCAAATGGAACACCAAGCATCCACCCACCAAGTATTTCCGCCGCCAGCAAATAATGCGCCATCACTAGAGGATGATGGTGCCAAGTCACAGGCAATTCCCGATGCTGAACAGACCCCAGACCAAGCTAATGCACAAGGATCTGAGGCCACCACGACCGGTAGCCCCTTATTGGACGCCTATTTAAGCAGTCTTCCTGATACCAACGGCGACGGCATAGTGGATGAACCTGCCAACAGGCTACTTGATTTCGACGCTGATCCGTGGATTGGCATGGATTGGGATGAGATTGGAGGACTTCCAGATGAGTAGGAATGATAATCGAAAGATCATAACTAGTGATAGTGACGTCCGTCGCCCAAATAGAAGAGAACGAGATTTAAAAAAAATACACCACTATGAATCGCCAGTGATGAGAAACCCAACCTCAAGGCAGCGTTCAAGAATAATGTCTACAAAGCATATTTGGAAATACGGAGATAGATTGTACAACTTGGCGCATCAATATTACGGCGACGCCCGTTTCTGGTGGGTCATAGCTTGGTGGAATGGATATGGAGTAGAAGCGGCTATCAAAACCGGTGCCTCTCTTGTGATACCTCTCGATGTTTCAGAAGCATTAAAAGTATTGGAGGGATAGGTTATGGCTTTCTACGACGACGAAGAAGGAATGGGAGATCCATCTAGTGCAATAGACTCTGAGGCAGAAGCTGAGAAAAAGCGAAAGGAATCAGCGCGAACTTCAGCACTACTTCAAGAACTACAAACCAATTTACAGAAAGTTCCTGAATTATCGAGTAGCCAGTGGTGGGATGTAGGTAATCCTGATTATGATAGTCTGAAAACAGTTCATGAAATTCGTCAAGTCATCAAAGTCACTAAAAGTGCTGTTCCAATAGATGATGAAAAGCTGAAGATTCTGCGTGCAGCTCAGTCTCAGTCTCGTGAAATTAACATTCTTGCGAAGAAGTTACACCAAGACGCTACTGATGCGGCGAAATCAGCAGAGGCCAAAGCAAAAAGCACTTCCCGCCGTCAAAATCTTAATTTTATGCCTTGGAACTGGGACGTAACAGAGGACGATGTGGAATCTGCAAGAAGAGCCGCCGACATCGCCGTTGAAAGGGCGAACGCTACATCAGGAGAGGCTTTATCTGAGTTTATTGCCGGCACTTTCCCCCCATT